CTGAGTATTACCACCAAACACAGGTTGACAGCGCCTTTCTTCAACTGCGAGCTACTAAGATCTTTACTGCAATTAGGGCAGTTAGGGCGGCCTACCAAGAGGATGCCGAGGGTGCCCAAGAGATCAGCAACCAGCGCGCTGAACTAGAGGCCTTACGACAACGACAAAACTCAACCGATCCTGAAGATGCTTTATCTGCCGAAGAACAGGCGCGCCTAAGAGCCCTGGAGGCCGGCCTTGGAGACCTGTCCGATGTGGCTGCGCAAAATAACTTTATTGCAGATCAGGCACGCGGCGGCGAAGACTATGCAAGCGAATTTCGCTCAAAAGAGCAGTGCTTTTTATTGACAAAGATCATTTCTCTAGCACAAGCCAACATGTCGAGAAGGGCAGTGTATGATACGGAGTCCGAAGGCCCCAAAGCTTATGCTGTGCAAGGCACCCCCGGTCAGATTGTGAGTCAGCTAACTTATGATCCGAGTTATTCGGCATTTTACATGATTCCACCGTCCAGGCTATCTTATCTGGTACCAGCCGTAAAGTTTTATCAGGTTTTGCACCAATATTACGGCCGGCCAAACGCTGCCGGTGAAAGGGAAACGGTTGACTTAGCTAAGCCAGTAGATTTTGAAGTTCCCTTCTTTCAACACATTACAAATCATTCAGTTGAACAGATTATGTCGGGAATGTACGGTGGTAAAGGCGGCGGAGTTGGCTTAAAATCATTTGAGTGGACCTATCAGGGCTCGAATCCCGCTTCGTCAAGAAGAGATATTAAGGCAAAACTAGTTTTACATGCTCAGTCTTTCACAGATCTCCTAGAGGAACATAGAACCTCTCTGACAGACTCTGAGGGTGAAGCATTTCAGCATGCTTTTAACTATACAGATTTGGCCATTAGAAGAAATCGCGACCACTTACAGGCACCAGACGTTCTATATCAGCAATTGAAAGTTGTTGTAGGTTGGTCTTTACCTGAAGCTACGACAGAAAGCTTACAGTTTACTCCTGATGAAGTCGCCGCAATTAGAAACTCGCGTGTGACCATGTATCTGACAATTATCGATCATTCATTTGATATTGCCGACAATGGAACTGTTGATTTTACGATTGAATATCGAGCATGGGTTGAAGGGGCCTTTACGTCACCAGAATCAAACATTTTAATTAATGAAAACTTGATGAGAAGAAATGCCGAGCGAGAAGAGGCTATGCGGTTAATGAGAGAAGACCTTTCTGCTGGCTCTGATGCTACATGTACAGATGAAGACATGGCTGAGCTTCGAAGAAGAATAACAAATTCGATTCAGCTTGACAAAGCAGACGCACACGTTTCTTTGATTGAGGGCCTGGAGAGTAACAAGCCACACTCCCGCGTATTTAGATATAGGGTGCCTGTTGCAGAGGTGGTTAGCTATATTAGAAGTCCAAATTTCGCAATGTCCCCCACGCCATACCAGTCAAATGTGCCCGATGCAGATTTGACGTCTACTACCGGAGTGGCCGCGGACTTGAAATCACAAATTAATTTCCCAACTAGCGTGGACTTTAACAATTCAGAGAACAACCCAACAGTTGAGAAGATTATGGAAAATGTTTACACAAGAGCCGCCGGCGGCGATCTAAACATACCATATTTCTTCCTTGGAGATATTGTTAATGTTGCTCTAGAAAACATTAACAAAGTAGACCTACAATCTAGTGGTGGCGTAGATGCTCTTCGTAGATTTAATAAAATGAGAGTTTTGTTAGGCCCCGTGGAAATTAGAGATCCAGAAGGGCAACAAAGCACCCCAATGCAAATCAACATGGCAGATATTCCTATTTCTGTAAATTACTTTATGGAGTGGTTTATGGGCAAGATTATTTCTAAACAGAAGGTGTCATGGTTCTTATTAGAATTTATTAAAGATTTAACAAAAGATCTTGTGCTAAGAACACTGACTTCAGAGGACTGCTTCGGCGGCGCCCATCGTCAAAGAGCTAAATTCACCAACTTGTATCTTGTGGGCTCTGAAAATAGTGGCCAAGATCCGATTGGCGCCTTAATCGCATCGAAGGCCGGAAATAGCAATTCACCAACGGGTCAATCTAAGCGCTTTTTTATTGATGAGTTTTCGGGAGTTGGCTCTAACATGCCAATTTTGGCTCAAGACGCAGAAGATGAGGAAAAGCCCACAGAAGGAATGTACCACTATGTGTTATGCTACGCCTCAGATCCAGTGCCTCGCCAGTTAAATGGTGATTTCACAAAAGACGTTAAAAAGGGAGTTTTTCACTTTCACATTGGTACCAACAAGGGTATTGTAAAACGAATTCGATTTTCAAAAACAGATCAGCCTTATTTACGAGAGGCTAGATATTTTGGCCAAGGGTATTCTGGTATCTCGCAGCTAAGAGAGCCGTATAAGGTAAGTATTGAGATGTATGGCAACTCTAAGGTATTCCCAGGACAAACTATTTTTGTGGATCCTGCTGGATTGGGATACGCACTGGGTAGACCAAATGAAGAAGGCTCATATGCTCATTTATTGGGTTTAGGCGGCTATCACATGGTAATCAACGTAAAGAACGTCATCGAAAAGGGCAAGTACGACACAACAGCAGAGTGTGTATGGGTCTACCGAGGCTCCCCAGCCGGAGAGATCACTACCGGTCCCGATCCGACCACTCCGGTTAGAGCCTCGACCGAGTGTCAGGTCTGGAGTCAGGTCGGAGATGAACTTCAGGTTCACAGCGGCTATACGCCCCCGCCTGCAGGCGAAGCGCCCGTACCAACAGCAACAGATACATCGGGGGATGATACATAATGGAAGTTCGTGGAATAGACCCAACAACTAGAGAGTATAAGGGCAAAAACAAGCTGTCCACTCTGGCCTTATTTTATTATCGCACACTTTATTCTGCCACTTTTACAACTGGCGGACTCCGCGACATCAAAAAAAGTGTTCGTAATTTTGATTATGGAGAGAGAATTTTTTATGGTCGTGTAAACCATGAAATGGCCCCAATTATGCCAAAAGAAGAGTTTTTGGTAATGGCCACATCTTTGCGCGCAGACAAGGTTGTTAAAGTTATGAATTTCGTAGCCAAAGCCTTTGAAGACTTCCAAAACGCGTTCTTCGTCGCTACTGAAAAAAAGCAAATTAGTTTAGACGAAGGTTTTATGTCCCGCCCAGCCCCGCTGAAGGGCTTCGAATCCGCGGTCGCCAGCTATGGCGAGTATCGCCGGGCGCTGTACGAATTATTTGTAGAGAAGTTAAAGAAAGACAAGCAAAAAGAGATTTATATCAGAGACTTTGACTCATTTGTTCCGTATCTTGACAGTTTTATCGAAGATATCGCATCAGTGGCACCATTCACATTCAGCGCCTATATGCGAAGCAAATATGCTTCACCGCATACAACAGGGCTGGTCATTGATTTAGCTGAATTTAATGCCTCCAAGGATGAAAAGAAGGTCGCCCGAGTTTACAACAATCAGAATTATCCATTTTATGAAAACATGGCAATGCAGTTCGGATTCAGCATTGACAAGAACGTGCCATATAGATTGGTCGCAGATTTGAACTCGCCTGCCATGATCAGATATATGAAACAGTTTGGATTCAACGATCATATAGATGTGTTTAGAACTTGCTATCAGTTGACATGTATCAAAGATTATAATGTTTTTAAGTCTTTATATACAACATATTACAATTCTTATGTGTCTTTCAACCGTTCTGTGTCTGTCCCGAGGATGAGGAAAGATGGAAAGTACACTCCAAAAAATATTTTTAGAGAACCTAAAGATCTTGTTTCGATTAATGTAGAATATGGAGAAAAGTGGTTTTTGGAAAAATACATGAAAATTCGAAATGCGGAAGAGGGCGGAAAGTACACACCAGAAAGAATGAAGCAATTAGCAGATCGTGCCAATCGTATCAGTAAGGTGCGTACGAAAGAGCATGCTTTGGTTTTGGTAGATCAACAGTTTAGAGATGTGTCACATATGCCAGGGTCGGTAAACCACATACAGAAAAACTTTGAAAAAAGAAAACAAAGAAATGGCCAGCCATCCATGACAGCCTCTCACGAGACAAAATATTAAAAAAAGCTTGACAACTTTGTTGCTTCCGGTTATTCTCTAAATCAAAGGTAGGTGTGCGTGCTTTTTCAAGCCCTCGATAATAAGCAAGAGTGTGTCGGCATTTATGTCGATAGCAAACTTGTGTATGAAGACTTTCCACAAAATTTAACACGAACTTGGTCGTATTCTCCGTCAATTGACGACGAGCAGGTTGAGTACGCTAGCCTGTATTGTGTCGGAAGCGAGTTAGGGGACGTATGCCCAGAAGAGCATAAGGAAGAATGGGATAGGGTCTCTTCACGCATGCGAGCTTATTTAAAGGCCTTTGTGTCTTCCGGTGTTTCGCTGGATGAAAACTGCTACTTCGATTTGGTGCCCGAAAGGTATCTTATGGAGTTTTGCGAGATCAAGAACAAAATTACGGAACATGTTTTCGCTGAGTACCCTCGTCCTGAAAACTATGAGCAGACCCTAGCAACGACAAGACTAGTCAGCCAAATCTCCGCTCAGAAGCTAAATATAAATCCTAACAACATCAAGCAGTTTCGTGCTAACAAGCAGTGCCGAAACCTACTAAAAAAGATTAATAAAACGGCCCCATATTGCAAGTACATTGTAGATGGTACAAAAACTGGTCGTTTAACCACTAGTCCAACCAGCTTTCCGATACTCACTTTGAAAAAAGAGCACCGTACCATTCTAGAGCCAAACAATGACTGGTTTGTGGAGCTAGATTTTAATGCCGCAGAATTGAGAGTCTTGTTATCACTGATTGGAAAAGAACAGCCAGAACAAGATATCCATAATTGGAACATTGATAATGTTTTTCGCGGCAATGGAACCAGAGAGGAGGCCAAAAAGCGCGCATTTGCGTGGTTGTATAACCCAGAGTCTGAAGATCACTTGATGAATCGGTTCTATGACCGCGACAGCGTTTTGGGTCAATATTGGGATGGCAACAACGTCAAAACCGTGTATAATCGTCAGATTCCCGCAGACCGCTTTCACGCACTCAATTATATTATTCAGAGCACATGCGCAGACATGGTATTAGAACAGGCATGCAAGATCCGCTCGCTATTGGCTAATAAGCGCTCTACAATTGCGTTCGTGATTCATGATAGCGTGGTGCTTGATTTCGCAGATGAGGACCGTCAGGAGCTAATGTCGCTTGTGAATGAATTTTCTTCTACAAGGCTCGGCAAATTTATGGTAAACATTAGTGCAGGCAAGAATTTTGGTAAGCTTAGGGAGTTGAGAGTAAATGGATAAAGTAATTGGTTTGGGCTCAGCTGGCGTAAACATTTTAGCTCAGCTTATGAATTATCCACAGTATACGGGATACTTCATTGATACTGATGTTACAGGTCTCAAAAAGAACGGTTTTTACAGGCTTGACGAGCAAAACTCCCCGGAAGACTACGAGGCTAACTGCCCTTCGTTTAAGAGCTTCCTCCGCTCAGCAGGACCAGAGGTTTCGGTAATCTTGCCATCTTCTGGCCGTATTTCAGGCGTCAGTTTGGCTCTGCTGGAACAGATCAAGGATCGTATGATCAACGTTATTTTGGTGAGAGGGAATGAGCGTCAGATCGGTGCTCATACGTCTGCCATTGATCGCGCCACTACCGGTGTTCTGCAAGAATATGCAAGATCAGGCCTATTCAATGAAATCTGTATTATCAACAACAAGCAGGTTGAAGAGGTGCTTGGTGAGGTGCCCATGATTGGATATCATGATGCCATCAACAGCATGGTATCAAACACCATTCATATGATGAACGTTTTCGACCATCAAAAGCCTGTGATTTCCGATATCGCACCAATTCCAGATATTTACAAGATCTCAACGTTGGGCTTTTGGGAGTTCGATGAGAAAAATGAAGAAAAGTTGTTTTTTCCTCTTGACACTCCCCGCATGATGAGATATTATATAGCTATCAATCAGCAACAGCTTGAGACCGATGGAACACTAAATAAAAAAATCAACGACTTTTTAGAAAAAACAAAAGAAAGAGAAATCGACATTTCATATGGCGTTTACTCTACAAAATACGATAAAAACTTTGTATACTGTAAAGCGTACACTAACATAATTCAGGAGATCAAATGATTGTATATACTGGAACTTTTACCAAGGCAGATGGCTCAGCCCGAACCATGCATTTTGCAAGGCTCACAGACCTGCCAGATTCGTTTCTGGCGGCTCGTGTGAAGGGCGGAGAGGTTACGGAGGCCCGCGCCGAAGCAAAGGCCAAGATGCTCGCTGAGGGCAAGGAAACAGTATGGGATCTGGAGGCCAACAACTTCCGGGTATTTAATTGGAACACAACCGTGGATGATGTATGTGAAGAGGAAGTAGAAGAATTAAACTTTTTTCAAAATAATGCTTGACTTCTGTGAAGAAGGGTGTTATATTGATAAACAGAGGTTCGGGACATTTGCCGGGCCTACTATAGCCAAGTGCAAAAGGAGAAAATGTAATGGCAATTGACATGAAGGCAATGCGCGCCAAGCTAAGCGCACTCAAGAATGGTGGAGGCAACCGAAACGTCTTTTGGCGTCCGCAGGACGGCGATCAGGACATTCGAATTGTTTCACCGGAAGATGGAGATCCTTTCAAGGATTTCTATTTCCACTATAACGTAGGAAACAACAGTGGTTTCTTATGTCCCAAGAAGAACTTTGGAGACGACTGTGCTGTATGCAGCTTCGTTCGATCCCTTTATGATGAGGGAACCGAGGAGTCAATCAAGATGGCCAAGTCGCTCACCGCACGCCAGCGCTTCTTTTCCCCGGTCGTTGTCCGCGGCGAAGAGCGTGAGGGCGTTCGAATTTGGGGCTACGGTAAGACTGCTTATGAGACCCTACTCAACCTTGTACTGAACCCCGACTACGGTGATATCACCGATCTTGAGGAAGGTACAGACCTCACACTTAATTACGGAAAGCCTGCAGGTGCCGCATACCCGCAGACCAAGATCCAACCTCGCCGTCGTACCAGTGCGCTAGTTGACTCTCCTGAGCAAGTAGCTGAGCTGATCGATAATATCCCAGAGTTTCAGTCGCTCTTTGACAAGAAGACTCCGGCAGAAGTCGAGACGCTCCTAGACGCATTTCTTTCGGATGACGAAGATGCCGAGTCGCGCTCTAGTGAGTCCCATCGCTACGGAACCTCCGAGAAGGAAACTAGCACTGTAGATGAAGCTTTTGACCAGCTTCTAGCATAACGGCGCGCCCACAGGGAGGCATAGGGTTATCAGGTGCCTCACTCTTTACATAGTATGAACTTTGCCAGTTTTAGGAGATATTGATGGCAAGAAGGAAAAAGTCTGCTGGTGCGGGTAAGATGTCTATTGCTGACATGCGCGCCATCATTAACAAGAAAGCTGGTATGGAAGTTGCCCACGACCTGTCTGGCGAGAACCCCACAGCGGTAAAGGATTGGATTCCTACCGGCTCTCGGTGGTTAGATTCGATTATCTGCAAGGGTTCCCGAGCAGGCATTCCAGTGGGCAAGGTCACAGAGATTGCGGGCCTGGAAGCGTCTGGTAAGTCGTTTCTTGCGGCCCAAGTTGCAGCAAATGCACAGCAGATGGGTATCGACGTCATTTACTTCGATTCTGAGTCTGCTATTGACCCGGCATTTCTTGAACGCGCTGGCTGTGATGTGGACACACTACTATATGTACAGGCGACGTCAGTTGAGTTTGTGTTGGAGACCATCGAAGATCTTCTCTCAAACAATGAGAATCGGATGCTGTTTATCTGGGACTCGCTGGCTCTTACGCCCTCTATATCAGATGTAGAAGGTGACTTCAACCCACAGTCATCTATGGCCGTGAAGGCTCGTATCCTTGCAAAGGGAATGAGTAAACTTACGGTCCCAATCGCCAATTCGCAGAGCACCTTTCTGGTACTGAATCAGCTTAAGTCAAATATCACCCGCTCCCCGTCAGAGGCACTTGTAACGCCCTATATGACTCCGGGCGGCAAGGCAATGATCTATGCCTATTCGCTGCGAATCTGGCTTACAGGCCGCAAGGCGAAGGCTAGCTACATTACCGATGAGAAGGGCTTCCGCATCGGCTCTGAGGTAAAGGTAAAGTTGGAGAAGTCGCGCTTTGGAACCCAGGGCCGACAGTGCAACTTTAAGATTCTATGGGGCACACATGCAGTTGGAGTGCAGGACCGAGAATCATGGTTTGAGGCTATTAAGGGCTCGGACCACATCAAGCAAGCTGGCGCATGGTTTACTCTCGTATATGCCGATGGCACAGAAGAGCGATTCCAAGCATCAAAGTGGATTTCTAAGCTAGAGAACGAGAAGTTCCTCGCCCGAGTCGAAGAAATCATGGACATTGAAGTTGTCCAAAAATTCAACAACCGAGAAGGTTCAGCCGAAGATTTTTATGGAGAAAAGGATGAACAATAACATTGAAGCAAAAATGACCCAATGGGGTCTCGCAACAGTGAGCGACAACATTATTCAACGTTGCATGGAAAGCGCGTCAGCATCAGCGGACGAGTATATTAAGGCCGCTGATTACCTAAACCGCCAGGGCCTAGAAGTTGTCCATGTTCCTAATTTTGACTATGCTGCTCACACCTCGTGGGCTCCAAAGGATAGTCCACTACTTAAGGAAGCACAGACCCGGGCTGGAGGTCTTAACGCAATTAAGGCTAATCGATACAAGGACCGCTTTGATGACGGTGAGACTCTTAAGCGCCCACCCATTGAGTTCTGGACAGGAGAGGAGACCATCCCAGGGATCGGCCACACTCGTACCGATGCCAAGCGTCGCTCTACAAACTCTGTTGGTCCGGCCTTTTTCGTTGACCTATCAGCTAAGTCAAAGTTGGCTCAACGTGCCATCATTTTGGAGATCGCAAGTTATGGCAACAAGGAGTCCAAGGACGACCGTGACCTTGACTCAATGAGCGATGCCGCAAAGCAGTCGGTAGCTTACTGGAATATCGTCATGGAGATGGATCCCGATGCCGACGCCTCTGAGTTGGCCCTAAAAGAACAGCTTAAGCTACGAACTGAATATGACAAGCTCTCAACAGACGAGGAAAAGGAGGAGTTTCGACTCAACTGGCACGCTAGTTGGATGGATGCGAGATACCAGTATCAGTTCCGCAACCAAGGCGAGCGAACCAAGATTTACAAGGTTGCATTTACGGAGGCTCGTTTCTCACCACTAAAGGAAGAGGAGTGGACCGCCGAGGGCTTGGCAGACGTATATACTAGGTTCTGGCCCAACAACGAGTGGAACCCCACGGAGTGGTCCATCAAGGAAAAGCCAGAAACTTCAGTACACCAGTTTATTACCGGGTTCGCAACACACAGTCGCAACTATCGACGCACTGTATCGGATTTGGGCTGGAACTATGATGGCACATACACTGTAGAGACTATGATTTATGGCAACCCAAAGGTAACAAACCCAGACACTCGCGCTGCAAATATTGAGTCTCACCTTAAGGTATTGACCGAGTACAATAACAATGCACGCCGTACAAAGTGGGGCCTACCAGAGTACAAGAAGGTAATCTTTTTGCAGGGCTTGATCACTGAAGATGATGACAGTTACGCATACGAGTGGAACACCCAGCACAGGCGTTTTGATCAAGTAAAATAAAAGATCACTTCTTTTTAAAAAAGTGCTTGACTATATATCTAATGGATGTTATATTAATAACATAAGGAGAAAACATTATGAAATCAAGCATCTTGCTAGCCTTTGTCGCCCTTATGAGTACGGGCTGTTTTTCAGCCCATGCTCATTATACGCCGCCAATCGTATATGCACCCCCCGCTCAACCAGCAGTGGTGATTACGCCCAGTTCCGTGGCTATCCAGTGGCACTATGTGTATATTAACACGACTTGGGTCCGCCGTGCCGGTCCACCTCCACGCGGCTCGGTTTACCATGCACACCCTTCGCATCGCCACTCGGTGATTGTACACCGCTCCTCCAGTGGCCATCGCGCACCAGCATATCGCTCTAGTAGCCGGTCAACCAATCACAGGCATGTGGTTAGGCCTAGCAACTCTCAGCGCCGCTCCTCGGTTCGGACTAGCCAAAGTCGCAGTTCAACTAGGAACTCACACAGCCGGGGCACAAACCAGACCAACAACAAGAACGGCCGTTCAACTCGTCGTCGCTAGGAGGCTACAATGTTTAAGAAGCTAATCTCTATCCTGCTTTTGGCAGCCACAGGCTGTGTCCCTGCAACCCCTGGTACCTTGTCTGGTGGTGTCAGTTACCAACACGACGGCTACGGTCCAACCGTGCACGATCAACACCATAGCGGCTACGGTCCAATTATTGTTGACGCATACGCGGAGTGTTGGGAGTACTACCACGACTGGGGTGGCTGGGGCTGGTACTTTGACGCAGTTGTTGATCACCCATACGGCCCATCTGAGATTGAGTCTGTGTGGGTAGACATCTACGGCCCCTACAGCAGCGCACACTACGCACTATACGATGGAATCACGCTTCAATACCCAGTCGAAGCCCCAGGTGCAGAAATGTATGGTTTTTCTACTGTGCCAAATGATGGTCTTTGGATGTACTCTACAAAAGAGTCGCCACCACTTAATTGTTACTCTGGCACCGCTTACGAGATTCATACCACGGCGTACGATTGGGACGGAAACTATCAGACTGTCATTCAATATCTTTAAAATTTCCTCTTGACTTGAGCCTCCTTATCTGTTATATTATTAATAGTTAAGGAGGCTCAAATGTATTCAACTGACGACGGCACCATACATGAACTGCGCGGCCGACACAAGAGGTTTATCGAGGCCTCAGCACGCACAGCAGAAGACTCGGAATTTCCCAACTACCGACACGGTGCCCTTCTTGTTCGCGGTGGATCAATTATAAGTTCCGCTTTCAACAAGAGTAACCATATCAACTGGGCGAATAAGTTCCGCAACAAAGATTGTGGCCATGCAACCCACCACGCAGAAGTGGGAGCTGTCCTCGGAATGGCCCGCGAAAAAACGACAGGTGCAACGATGTATGTTGCCAGGATCGGTAAAACAGGAGAGCTTAAAATGTCAAAACCTTGCGAAATGTGCCAACAAGTGCTTGCACATGTGGGTGTAAAAAAGGTATACTATAGCATCGATGACGAACACATTGGTTGTATCAAACTGTAACTAACGGAGAAATGATGAAGAATTTTGGTTATGCCTGTATCAATATGGGCTTTTCTACACGTCCTAAGTCCAAGCGGATTACTACTAATCGTACAATGATCAAGCGCACGTTCCTTGAGAAGGGTATTGAGTATGCTTCCGAGCTTGCGCTGCAAAACCTACGCGATCTGCGCACTATTCTAGAGTGGAACCTAGAGAACGATATTTACTTCTACCGCCTGTCTTCAGACATCATCCCTTGGGCCAGCGAGTACGAACTTACAGATATGCCAAACTATGGTGCTATTCATGCTGCAGCACTATCTGCCGGCAACTTCGCTCGCGAGCACGGGATGCGCCTCACTTCACACCCTGGCCCGTTCAACAAGCTTGCATCCCCCAAGGAACGCGTCTATCAGCTTACAGCCAAAGACCTGACCGTGCATGCTGACCTGTTTGATCTCATTGGTCTGCCTCGCACACCCTATGCCAAGCTCAATATTCATGTCGGTGCAGCCTATGGCGATAAGCCCTTTGCACTTGACAACTTCTGTCGCAACTTCGAACGCCTACCGGAGTCCGTGCGATCCCGCCTGACTGTCGAGAATGATGACAAGCCGTCACTGTATTCTACCAAGGAGTTGTATGACGGTGTGTACAAACGCATTGGTATTCCTATTGTATTCGACTATCACCACCACATGCTCCACCCCGGAGGTCAGACTGAGCAGGAAGCACTAGAGCTAGCCCTGTCTACATGGGGCGATATCAAGCCTGTGGTCCACTATGCCGAGTCCCGGTCGCTAGAGCACAACAACCCCAAGATCAAGCCGCAAGCGCACTCTGATCGCGTTGTGCGCCCGTTTGACGACTACGGCCACGACCTCGACGTTATGATCGAAGCAAAGCACAAAGAGCTTGCACTTCTTGAGTATCGTGATATAATGAATGGACAGATTAGGGAGGCATCATGAGTGACGCTTATGCAAAAAGTGTAGAACTATACTCTGACGGAATTGGAAGAGTAGACTATGTAAACCACATGGGTGACGACCTTACCGTCGTAAACAGCGCGCGCGTTTCATTCGGCGTGCAGAAGGATACACTAGATGAGAGAGACAAGAAGCTCATCAACTACCTTATTAGGCATCAGCACACTTCGACTTTGGAGCACAATCTCATTACTTTCAGGTTCTGTGTTCCTCTGTTCGTTCGGTCTCAGCACCATCGTCATCGAACATGGTCTTATAATGAGATTTCTCGACGCTATACCGATGTAAACATCCAGTTTTATGAACCGGATTCATTTAGGACACAGCACAAGAGCAATCGACAGGCAAGCAATGCTGAAGAGTTGATTAATCCGCTTACTTCCTATCCTAATAAGGAGCAATATTCGGCCATGCCCGCAGCATCAGCCGTGAGGCTTCACAACCAAAATAGCCTGCTTCTTTTTGAGAGGCTTGTTGAATCTGGGGTGTGTAGGGAGCAGGCCCGAGGCGTCTTGTCTCAGAATATGTATACAGAATATTATGGAACTGTTAATCTATCTAACTTGCTCAAGTTCATTCAGCTACGAACTCATGTGGGAGCACAGTGGGAAATCCAAAAAGTCGCAGAAGCGTGCTTGGAAATTGCCACGGATCTTTTCCCAGAAACAGTAGGGGCCTATCGCAATATCAGGAGTGCAGCATGAAACGAGTGCTTATTGTTGACGCACTAAACATGTTCTTCAGGGCTTACATTGTAGACCCCAGTCTTTCAACCAATGGGCAGCCTATTGGCGGCCTCAAGGGTTTTCTCAAGATTCTGCAGAAGCAGATCCGCGAGACCAAGCCTGATCAGGTGGTTATTGCGTGGGATGGCTTTGGCGGATCCCGCAAGCGCAAGTCTGTAAATAAGAACTACAAGGAAGGTCGCAAGCCTATCCGTCTAAATCGCTCTATCCGAAACATGACAGAGAATGAGGAGATGGAAAACAAGGTATGGCAGCAGACCCGCGTGTTTGACTACCTTAACGAGATGCCAATTGCACAGATCATGCTTCCCGAGGTGGAGGCCGATGATGTCATTGCAGCAGTGACCAATCTGGATTACTATAAGGGTTGGCAAAAGGTAATCGTATCCAGCGATAAGGACTTTTTACAGTTGTGCGATCACGAGACCGTACTGTACCGACCAATCCAGAAGGTGGTAATGAACCGAAATAAGGTCATTGAAGAGTACGGTATTCACCCGGTCAACATGGCCCTTGCTCGTGCAATTGTGGGCGACAAGTCGGACAACCTTGACGGCATCCCCGGCATCGGCCTAAAGACTGTTGCCAAGCGCTTTCCGTTTATGGAGAATGAGGAATATTGCACAATTGATAACCTTGTGGAGCACTGTCAATCACACGAGGACTCCAAGCTCAAGGTGTACCAGTCAATTGTAGAGAATCGTGAACTAATTGAAGAAAACTACGGACTTATGCAGTTGTACGTCCCCTCGCTTTCGGTGCAGGGAAAGCAAAAAATTAAGTATACTGTAGAAAATGCAGAAAAATTCTTCAATCAAACTGAAATCAATGTTATGATGCTTGAGGATGGAATGGGAGTGTGGGACTGGTCAACCCTGTTCACAACCATGAAGCGAATTGTATCAGACAACAAGAACCGAGAAGAGTAAATGGAAGAAAAGGCATCTTTTAGCCGCTACGGGAAAAACTTCCAAGAGGGCCTATGTCAGCTTATCTTGGAAGATCGCCCCTTTGCTGATCGTATAACGGAAGTGCTCGACTTGAACTTTCTTGAGCTGTCTTATCTACAGACATTTGCCAAGAAGATCATCAATTACCGTGAAAAGTATGGTGTACATCCAACGTATAACACCATGCTCACGATCTTTCGCACGGAGCTAGAGGAAGAGCCAGAGATCGTCCAGACTCAGGTACGCAAGTATTTCGCTCGCATTCACAAGAGCGACGTCGAAGGCCCAGACTATATTAAGGAAGTTTCTTTGGATTTCTGCCGCAAGCAGAAACTGAAAGAGGCAATGCTCCAATCAGTAAAGTTGCTCAAGACTTCCTCGTATGATGAAATCTCACAAACCATCAATGATGCCCTAAAGCTTGGTTCAGACAACAATTTTGGATACGACTATGTGGTTGATTTTGAGGAGCGATTTAAGTTCAAGGCCCGCGACCCGGTAACTACTGGTTGGGACGAAATTGACGACATCTGCAAACAAGGCCTTGGAAAAGGTGAGTTGGGGGTTGTCATCGCACCCACAGGCGCCGGCAAGTCCATGGTTTTGGTCCATCTGGGCTCAACGGCTGTTCAGGCCGGCAAGACCGTTGTACACTATACATTAGAGTTGCGAGATACCACTATTGCCTGTCGATATGACAGCTGTCTCACGGGTATCCCCCTTGGTGAGTTGACAAATTTTAAGGATGACATTTTTGAGGCAGTGCAAGAGGTAGAAGGTCAGCTGATCGTCAAGGAGTATCCTACTAAATCAGCCAGTATTAAAACCATCAAAACGCACTTAGAGACTCTAAAAAAGAGGGATATTCATCCCGATATGATCATCGTTGATTATGCAGATCTGTTGCGATCAATTAGCAATCATCGAGAGAAAAGAATGGAACTTGAATCTATTTATGAAGGACTACGAGGTCTAGCACAGGAGTTCGACTGCGGAATTTGGACAGCTTCACAAACGAATCGTTCTGGCCTTAATGCTGAGGTTATTACGATGGAGTCAATTTCCGAAGCGTTTAACAAGTGCTTCGTCGCGGACTTCATCTTCTCAGTCTCCAGAACAGTTCAGGACAAGACGACCAACAGCGGCAGAATCTTCGTTGCAAAGAATCGAAATGGTCCAGACGGGATTATCTATCCTATCTATATGGACACAAGTCGGGTAAAGATCAAAGTCTTCGCCAGTCAAAATGAAACAATTGAAAGTGTGGCCGCTGTATCAGCCAAAGAGCAACAAAAGTCACTAAAAGAAAAGTACAAGAAATTTAAGGAGAACAATTAGTAATGAAAGAGACAACCGTGAGAAAGTTCCGACTATCGGACACATTTATTGAGCCCTATACAACTGCCGAGGTGCCCTGGGGCCCCCTAGGGTATGTTACGTTTAAACGCACATATGCTCGTAGGCTGAGCGAGTTTGAGGCAGCTGCTGAAGGCACAGAAGAGTGGTATCAGACCTGCCGACGCGTTATTGAAGGCATGTTTACAATTCAGAAACGACATGTATTCATGCTAGGCCTTGAATGGAACGACGCCAAAGCCCAGCGCACAGCTAAGGATGCTTATGATCGCCTATTCAATCTCAAGTGGACGCCCCCGGGCCGCGGCCTTTGGATGATGGGTACCGAGTTTGTAGAAACACGCACCGGCGCCGGCCTTTTCAACTGTGCTTTCCGCTCTACACGCGATCTATCAGCAAAGGGTGGCTATTTGTTCGCATGGATTATGGATGCCCTCATGGTTGGCATCGGCGTGGGTTTTGATACTCTCGGAGCAGGCACAGTCACTATCAAGGAGCCTAGTTGGACTGATGAGGTCTATGCAATCGAGGATTCACGAGAGGGCTGGGTTAACAGTGTTCGTCTACTGATTGACGGGTATATGTTCGGCTCCCAGGTACCGCAGTTTGATTATTCCAATATTCGTCCTCACGGCGCCCCCATCCGCGGCTTCGGTGGCACGTCCTCCGGCCCGGATCCTCTTATTGAGTTACACGACAATCTAAAGAATCTTTACTCTGGAAAGATCGGAGAACAGATTACTTCTGTTGACATTGTTGACACTGAAAATCTCATCGGCCGTTGTGTTGTTGCGGGTAACGTCCGCCGCTCTGCAGCGCTGGCTCTTGGCTCCCATGATGATATGGAATACTTGCAGATGAAGAACGATCAGGAGGCACTGTACCACCATCGCTGGGGCTCCAACAACTCGTTTCACGCAAAGGTGGGCATGGACTACACTTGGCATGCCAACCAGTCGCAGAACAATGGTGAGCCTGGGTATATCTGGCTTGATAACGCTCGCTCAAGGGGCCGCTTCAAAGATCCCGAGCGCTATGATGACCGCAACATTATGGGCTTTAATCCATGTGTTGAGCAACAGCTTGAAGATGCTGAGTTGTGCTGCCTAGTAGAGACGTTCCCGGCTAAGCACGAGACTTACGAAGATTACCTGAAGACTCTCAAGATTGCTTATCTATATGGCAAAACAGTAACCTTGGTGAACACCCACTGGCCCGAGACTAATGCAATCATGCTTAAGAATCGCCGGATCGGCCTCTCACAGTCAGGTGTCGTTCAGGCGTTCAACAAGCACGGCCGACGCACAATGCTAAACTGGTGTGATCGTGCTTATGATCATGTGCAGGATCTTGACGAACAGTATTCTAATTGGCTGTGTATTCCGCGCTCTATCAGAATGACATCTATCAAGCCTTCTGGCACCGTGTCATTGTTGAACGGCTCAACACCCGGCATCCACTTCCCAGAGGACGAGTACTACATTCGTCGCATTCGTTTCTCAACAACTTCAGAATTGCTTGAAAAACTAAAGGAAAACGGGTATACTATTGAAAAGGATGCTTATTCTCCCAACACGATGGTTGTTGAGTTCCCGGTTAGGGAGCCGTACTTCCAGAAGGGTAAGAGGGATGCAAGTATGTGGGAGCAGCTTGAGATCGCAGCGCAGTATCAGCACTATTGGGCAGACAATTCAGTTTCTGTAACCGTATCATTCAAGCCCGAAGAAGGCGACCAGCTTCGCGAAGCTTTGGAGATGTATGAAACCAGACTAAAAGCTGTGTCTTTCCTCAAGTACGAAGAGACTGGATATGAGCAGGCCCCATATGAGCCCATTACAGAGGAAAAGTATGAAGAAATGGTAAGCAGGATCACCCCGTTCCAGCGCGCCAACGTGACCACCGGTGGAGCCGGCACTAAATTTTGTGATGGAGACACCTGTGTCATAAACTAGGAGTTTAGTAAAGTGCGATATACCAAACTAAATCATTTGCTGGAAGCTCGATTAGCTAAAGGCACTTGTGCTGGCACTAACAGACTTCACCACTGGGTCGCTAGTGGTGAAGTCAGGGCAACTCAGGGACAAAATGTGTTTGTTAGCTTGAGGTGTCAGCGATGTAATATGAGAGAAACAGCATTATTAAATGCTAGCCAATATGAACTACAAAAACGAGTTATTAATAACTCACTTAACGAGCAGGAGAAGCTATGAGCACATTCGTGCCTTTTAACCGACACATTTTGGTTCAACGCCAACCAAGAAAGCAGCAGGAAACTGACATCCTACTGCCAGAAGAATATACTAGTAGTCAGAAGACTCACGAGGTAGTAACTGTCCTTGGTGCATCACCAAATTGTGCGTTTATCGACAGAGTACCACCAGACACTCAGATTGTTGTTTTGTCTAATTTCCTTGAGGAAATCAAGGTGGGGTCTGAGACTCACACTGTTATTCTTGAGAACTACGTCCTAGGCGCCGTTTCTTCTTGAGCCCGGACAGGCAGTGAAAGGGCATACGCACAGATATGAAAAAATAATCATTGGTGACTCACTAGAGGCCCTGCTGATGGGCTATAAGGAGGGCCGACCAGTGATCACTTTGAATCCTATAGAGCCTTTCTTTTTTGAGACCTATAATTCCGCAGTTGACTTATCTTTCCTAGGTATAGAAAACAAAGAGCGAATTATAAAAACGCCAGATGATGAGATCAAGGTAGGAATCAAAAAGCAAGAGGTATATCGAAAAGTAGCCATGGTTATGGCACTTGCTGGTTTATTACCTTTTGCGGGCAAAGCCATCTCAATGAGGCAAGTGGAAGATAAAAAAGTGCGTGTGGTTTTGGACCATGCTAGATCGGCATTCTTCACGTTTGACAGTTCGGTAACCGTAGGCAACAATATACTAGATCCAGAAATCCCTCCAAAATATTTGGTTTTAGATTGGATGGATGTCCGTTCTGGCATGGTCCACCCCTTTGACCGGATAGAAAAGTATACAGACTTTGTTAAGTGTATACATTTTTATCCATCTGACCGACTCGACGGCGCACACGATAAAAAAGACCTTGTATGTGTATCACAGCTTACAAGAGAACAGATGAACAACTATGAATATTCAGACACTTACGCTAGGTTTGAAGTATTAGACTCGATGAAAAGAGCGGGCATTCGCGGCGCCCGCAACGGCCGTGATCCGAATCGGCCTGGAAAATATAAGCACTATGCTGTAAAATTAGAAACAAACAGAAGAGAGGCTTACCCGATATATTCAAAGATTGAGTACAAGCCACAGCCCACAGCACATCGTAATTTAAAACTTTTGACGGACGTTTTTTGAGACTAAGAAGGAGACACATTGCTGGCGTAATTCCAGTTGCAGGCCATGAAGACACCATCGATGTACCATGGTCAGATTGTATGATGCCGGTAGCACACAACATGCTTGCAATTGAGCGAGCAGTGCTGGAGTGTGCGTATGCTGGGTGTAAAACAATTTGGATTGTTTGCAATGATGACATGGCGCCGTTGATAAAAGAAAGGACCGGAGAATACGTTTTCGACCCAGTGTACCACTATCGCAAGGAGAGGTGGTCACATGAGATGAGAAGGGTGATCCCGATTTTCTATGTTCCGATTCATGCAAAAGATTTGAATAAAAGAGATTGTTTGGCTTGGTCCATCTTATACGGCTCTGTGACGGCCTTCAAGATTGGCAAAACGCTGAGCGGCTGGGTCACACCATACAGATACTATGTATCCTTCCCACAAGGCGTGTACGACCCATCCCTTGTCAGAGAGCACAGGAATCTTATAAAGAAGCAGGAAGTGTTCGCGCTGTCTCACAACGATGAGACTTTCAAAAACAATCACTATTTAGGATTTACTTTTGGAAAAGATGAATGGCTTGCAATGCGCCGCGTGATTCGCTCTGGTACAGGAGCGTTCACGTCGGATGATCTAAAAGATGGGCAATATCCAAGGACGTTGCTGCCCTTAGAAGAAAGATACTCAGCACGCTATTTTACGCTTGACAAAGTAGCAGAACCTGTTAATATAGAACATGTACAGGAGATTGACGACTATTATTCGATTCAAGACTGGGAATCGTATGTAAAATATATGTCATCAGGAAAAGTTTTAGATTGCGATGTTTCTTACTTGACAAGAGGTAAGAAATTGAATAAAATGTGTATAGACAGTGAGGATATTACATGACAGGCCCCAAAATTAAATTCGTTAACCTTCATGCCCACAGCGTGGCAGGTTCTATCTTTGATGCTATCGGCTATCCGTCCGATCATATGGACTTCGCACACGCTAATGGTCTAGACGCCCTTGCGCTCACCGACCATGGCAACATGAATGGGTTGGCATATCAGGTTCTCCACGGCCGCAAGATGGCCGAAGAGGGCAAGAACTTCAAGCCTATCTATGGGGTCGAGGCCTATTTCATTCCTTCGCTCGATGAGTGGCGTGACGAGTATGAGCAGGTCATGCAGGACAAGAAGAAGGCACGCGAGCACGCTAAGGGCAAGCAGTCCGGGGCCACAGTTGAAGATTCCGCAGAGTCCAAGCGTGCCACAAACAATATCCTCAAGCGCCGCTCTCACCTGATCCTGCTGGCTCAGAACCAGACTGGTCTGAACAATATCTTCAAGCTGGTGTCTGAGAGCTATAAGCCAGAAAACTACTATCGATACCCGCGTATCGACTTTGAAATGTTGGAGAAGCATAATGAAGGTATCGTTGCTGCTAGTGCATGCCTTGGTGGTGTGTATGCTTCTGACTTCTGGCGTTCAAGCACTTATGACGATGAGGGCAACCGCACCGGCTTCGACCGAGATGCTGCCCTTGAGTCCATGCGAAAGACAACCAGTCGTATGGTTGACATTTTCGGTGATCGCTGGTATGCCGAGTTGCAGTGGAACAACATTCCAGAGCAGCACCACCTTAACCAGCTTGTTGTACAGGTAGCAGACGAGCATAATGTAAAGTTGATCTCAACCGCCGACAGCCACTACCCTAATCCTGATGCCTGGAAGGACCGGGAGCTTTACAATCGCCTCGGTTGGCTTGGTAAGGGCCGGCCCTCATGGGCAGAGGAAGATTCAGATCTGCCTGTCGATGTTGACGAGGTTGGCTATGAGCTATATCCTAAGAATGGCGACCAGATGTGGGAGTCATACAAGAAGTATTCTGCAATGTGCAATGAAGAGTACGACGATGACCTTATTCTAGAGTCCATCACGAATACTTACTCTATTGCTCACGACAGAATCGAGAACTTCTTCCCAGACAACACGGTTCGTCTGCCAGACTTTGTTGTACCCGCAGGTATGTCAGCCACCGATGCGCTGATCAAGCTGTCTATGGACGGCCTGAACGAAATGGGCTTCGCGGACAATCAGGAGTACATTGACCGCCTCCGCCATGAGCTTAAGGTTATCGATGACCGAGGATTCTCCAAGTACTTCCTGACAATGAAGGCAATCTCCGACCGCGCCACAGAATCAATGCTCACCGGCCCGGGCCGCGGCTCTGCCGCTGGCTCGCTGGTTGCTTATGTGCTGCGCATCACACAGGTTGACCCAATCAAGTATGGTCTTCTGTTCTCTCGCTTCCTGCGCTCTGACGCCACAGACTATCCTGATATCGATTACGATGTGGCTGACCCAATGGTACTCAAGGAGCAGTTGATCGAGGAGTGGGGCGAGGATACTGTTGCTCCAATCTCCAACTGGAACACGCTACAGCTTCGCTCGCTCATCAAGGACATCTCAAAGTTCTATGGTGTCGAGTATACCGAGGTCAACAAAGTAACCTCTGTCATGATGTCAGAAGCCACTCCGCTGGCAAAGCAAAAGCATGGTATCAAGGCTGGTATTTATGCCCCAACTTGGCAGGAGGTTGTCGAGTTTAGTCCGACGCTTCGTACCTTCCTTGAGACCTATCCAGATATCAAGACTCACGTTGAGACTTTGGTTGGTCAGGTTCGTAGCTGTAGCCGCCATGCTGGTGGCGTTGTGGTGGCAGAGAATCTAGACCATCACATGCCGCTGATCAACTCGGGTGGAGTCCGTCAGACTCCGTGGTCAGAGGGTCAGAACGTTCGTCATCTAGAGCCCATGGGCTTTATTAAGTTCGACTTGCTTGGTCTGGCTTCTCTTCGTATGATTGACGGTGCAGTTCGGCATATTCTCACTCGCCACCACGGTATTGAGAACCCGACATTTGCAGACGTCAAGAGGTATTACGATGAAAACCTGCATCCAGACGTCATCAACCTTGATGATCAGGATGTATACGAAAACGTATTCCATCAAGGTAAGTGGGCTGGTGTCTTCCAGTTTACTGAGTCTGGCGCACAGAACTTCTGTGTTCGTGCAAAGCCGCAGAGCATTGTTGACATCTCAGCCATTACGTCTATCTTCCGTCCAGGCCCATTGTCTGCTGGCGTCGATGACCAGTATGTTGAGGCCAAGGAAAGCCCTCAGTATATCAAGTATGTACATCCGCTTGTGCAGGAAGTAACTGAGGAGACGTTCGGTTTCCTTATCTTCCAAGAGCAGATTGCTCTTCTGGCTCACAAGCTAGGCAAGGATGTCAGCCTTGACGAGGGTAACAAGCTGCGAAAGCTGCTTACTAAGAAGGGTACTGGCAAGGGCGCCCGCGAGAAGAACAAGATTCATAAGAAGTTTATCGAAGGCTGTGTTGAAAAGGGATTGCAGAAGTCCACAGGCCAGCGCCTTTGGGAAACCTTTGAATACTTCTCGGGCTACGGCTTCAACAAGTCCCACGCGGTTTCGTACAGTATCCTGTCGTTCCAGTGTGCTTGGCTTCTCAACTACTACCCGGCTGAGTGGATCGCAGCATTCCTTGATAAGGAACCTGAGTCTCGCAAGGAGAAGGCCATCAGTGTGGCCAAGAACTTTGGTTTCGATATCAAGGCTCTAAATGTAAACACCTCTGGCCGTGTGTGGGAGATTAATGAAGATGGCTCGACACTGATCCAACCCTTCAGTTCTATCAAGGGGCTGGGTGATGCTGCTATCGATCAGATTCTCGCCAATCGACCGTTTGAAGACATTGAAGACTTCCTGTTCAATGACGGCATTTCATACTCTAAGCTGAATAAGAAGGCTCTGGATGTGCTCATCCGCAGCGAATCGCTTGACAGCCTGATGGACGAGAGGTTTACTGGCACCAAGCACTTCTGGTCTGCAGTTGCTGTTGACCGGCCAAAGAACAAGAAGAAGTTCCTAGAGAACGTCGAACTATACCGACCCGAAGGGGAGTTCACAGAGGAAGAGAAGATCCAATCTATTGTTGACCTGACTGGTGTGTTCCCGATGTCTCGCGTTATTGATGATGATATTATGCAGAGGCTTGAGGAGAAGTTCATCCCGCCCATTGCCGAATTCGATCCAGACCTGCAGGTGACTTGGTTCATTCCACGCAAGATTGTTCCGAAGAAGACTAAGAATGGTAAGCTTTATTGGATTCTGGAAGTTATTGACTCTACCAATGCGTTGACTAAGATTCGTTGTTGGGGTGTGCAGCCTGATAAGGATCGGATTCTTTTGAACCGCCCATATCTAGCAAAGCTAGACTTCAACACGCAGTGGGGATTCAGCACACGCTCGATTCGCTACAATTTCCGATTGCTCGGATAGTTAGTATTGATGGTCAAGTGGTTTACCGGTTCTGGACGAGAGATAGATTTTGCCGAGATTGTAGAGTACATCAAGGCCCACGCAGCCTCAAAAGGTAAAGTTTATCTAGGAACAGACTCCTTCCTGAATAAAGACAAATGCACGTTTTCAACGGCGCTTGTTTTACATGGCGCCGAAAGTCAACGAGGCGGCCGCTATTTTGTAACAAGGATGAATGTAGAGAAAGGCAAGTATGATGTTTTGGTGGCTAGGATAACAGAAGAGACAAATCGCTCGGTCCAGCTGGGTTTGCGTCTCATGCAGATGTGTCCCAATTTGAAAATAGAAATTCACCTAGATGTAAGCGCATCAGACAAGAAAGAAGGCACCAGCCAGTTTTCAGATATGCTTATTGGATTCGCAAAAGGGGCCGGCTTTGAAGCTAAAATTAAACCAGAAGCATTTGCAGCTGCGTCCATCGCTGATAAGCATTCTAAATAAAGTTACGATTACTATATGAGTTACTATTTATAAATGTTCGTTTATAAGGAGCCAATACCGTGTTTTTAACTGATAAGATGTTGCGGCAGATGATTGCCGAAATTAAGGATGAGTATTTGACCCAACTACCCGGGAACTACGAAGATCCTCGTTGCGGCACAGAAAATGCCATGGAAAACTTCTCATGTGAGTTGGATGAAATCGAAATAGACTCCAGCGAGGGCGTAAACTTTATGGGCAACAGCATGTCATATGAGGAGCTTATTTCGATTGTGGGCAACTATGTTGCTAGCCATGAGCAACGACACTCCGGCGGCGCCCCAATGAAGCAGCTTCGCGACGGTATCAAAGGCGCCATCCGTGATGCATTGTCTGATGTTCCGCAAATGATTGCCGATGCACTGGCCGAAGAACTGGAACCTTATATTGAAGACGACGATGATCACATGATGCAATATGATCAAGACGACATGGGAGAGTTTTAATGCAGTTTAAAGTTGAAGACATCAAGCAGATGATCAAAGAAGAGCTTGAGGTTATCCTAACAAACGAAGAGGCCGGCGACTTATTCGGTATCGAAGTGCAGCGTCAGCTTGAGGAAGGTCATGGCGGCGAAGGCTCAATGGCTGTTGGTCAGCTAAATAGAATGGCCGAGATGGTTGACGAAGTTCGCGGCATGATTGACGAGCAGGACGACCTAGAAGAGTGGGTTGAGTCAAAGATTACAAAGGCTCATGATTATATCAATACGGTTCTGAACTATCTCTCAGGAGCAGACGACGACCTCGACTCCACCGAACCCGGACTAGAACTTCCCCAGATTGATAGGGATACGTTTGATCGCATGAAGAACATCGGTCGTCAACGTGCGAACCCTAGACTAAAATACAAGGATTTATAACAAAATGAAAATCACCACAAAAAGACTCAAAGAGATTATCATGGAAGAGGTCAAGGCCCTTTCGGAGAATGCTCCTGCAGAAGAAATCGAAGAGGCTCGCGACGACCGAGACGATGCACAGGTCATGCGCGACATTGAACACATGCTTGAGACCCTTAAACTCTCAGACGAGGTAAGAAATGAACTTGAACGTATTCTAAACGAACTCTTTAAAGGTCGATACGGCCGCGATGATAAGCCATCACCGGTCGAGCCGAATCCGCTAGCATCTCTCAGCATGGACCACTATGGCATGTCAACTCCGAGTTTCGAAGAGGGTCTGACCAAAAAGGATCTCGCAAGAATCATCCACGAGGAAACTGTCAAGGCCATCAAGGAAGGCGGCCAAGTCATCAACAAAGACGGCGAAATGATCTTCACCGACACAGATGGTGATGCATCCGACAAGGCTCGGATGGCGGCAAGACGAAACGACTACGAAAAGGTTTTGGAGAAGATTGCCAACATGATCAAGAGTGGCAAACCACAACTAGCATACGACGAAGCTCTCAAGATGCTCTCCGCTAGCAGCGAAAAAGGCAGGGAGCGTGCTAATGCTATCGAGCCCGAAGACGCGCTTGGAGAAGAGAATGAGGTGGAACTAGAAGAGAAGTTCTACGGTGGAGCATATGACAAGTCGCGCTATACCAAAGGCCCGGATGGTAAGGAACGCGGCGAGCAGTCTGCCAACACAGGCTCAAGGCAAAAAGACAGCTCCACTTCTCGCGATCGCAACAGGCATCCCAGCGGCCGATAATAATCCACAATAACACTTGACACAAAGCTAACAACCTGTTATATTATATGAATGGAATATAAGACAGGCGACATCGTCCTAGTAAAGAGCTTCGCAGGCCCAAACGTCCGCGTTCGCTTGGATGAGCGCCACGCCAACTTTGGTGATGGATGGGGTGCTGAAGGCTGGGACGCCACAATAATTTATAAAAAAGATATTGACAAACTACGCCAAAATGGTGTACCATATAAAAAGAGTGGAAAGCCGAATGTGTGGGTTTTCGACTTTGAAATAATCAAACTAATAAGGAGCAGCAGTGCTAAACCTAGACGACGACAAGAGAGCTAAGATCGTTGAATATATCCGTTCCCTCAAGACCATTGAGGATGCAATGGAGCCATACAAGGAGCAGAAGCGCGAGCTTCGCAAGGACTTTAAGGATCAGGGTTGGCTAAACCAGACAGAGCAGCGTCTGGCTACCAAGGCTTACCGGCTTATGAAAAGCGAGATTGATCTTGATGAGCTGTATGATGTGTACGAGGCCCTAGTAAAGCCTTCGACAGCAACTGCAACCTACGATAACACCGGAGATTAAGGTGATTCTAGAGTTTTATAAGACCCGAAAGGACGTATTGACGCCCACCCGGGCCAACCCCTCTGACGCAGGGTTGGATGTATATTTTTGTCCAGAAGACTCAAGTCTATCTGGCAAGTGGCTTGAGCCCGGAGAGTCTGGCCTATTCCAGACTGGTCTCAAGTTCGGAGTGCCCCACGGGTACATGTTGGAAGTAAAGAACCGTTCAGGGAATGCAGCGAAGCGACATCTGTTAGTGGGCGCGTGTGTAGTTGATTCTGGTTATGATGGCGAGGTATTCGTAAACCTGCACAATGTAGGTAATGAACGGCAACTTATTGAAAAGAACATGAAGATCGCCCAACTTGTAATGACGCCCGTGGTGCACTTCCGTCCACTTGAACGCTCAGATGACAGCTTATACAATCAGCCTATGACAATCAGTAATCGTGGCGACGGTGCCCTTGGAAGCACCGATGTATAATCAAGCACAAAAATTTAGTACCGTTAGTTCAACCGACATATACTCTCAAGGCGGGATGGCTAATCACACAGGCTCAATGAACGAGGCCCATGTGAATGATCAACTACGCAACATCGGACTTCAACCAGAGAAAAGAAGATACGAATCGTCATGGAGCTTACGGTCAGAGGTAGATTGCGATTTAGAAAAGTGTGATAAACTTGGAATCTGTGCTGAATACAAAGTTCAAAATGTCTCTGGTACCGCGGATCAGAAAGGCGGAACTGAACTTTACAATGCAGGCAAGAAAATTGTTTGTGATGATTATGTATTAGTTTTTTCTGGCTCACATTGGGAACATGGACGCGGCCAAAAGCTTTTTGAAATGTATAAAGAAATGGCATCCGACTTTAATGCGGCACCTGATAGATTTTGTGTAGCTGCTAAAAAACTTCATGTGATGAAACAATGTGAGTTTATCGAATTCGTAGAACAAAGACAAAAGGAGAGACTACAAAATGGATGAAAATACAAAAAAAGTAATGTTCAGTTCCAAGACTGGTGACTGGGCTACCCCACAAGATTTCTTTGACAAACTTAACTGGCGCTATGGACCGTTTGATTTGGATCCCTGCGCCAGCACACACAATACGAAGTGTGCCAATTTCTTTACCGAGGCTGAAGATGGTCTCTCAAAGGACTGGACCGGTCACACCGTCTTTGTCAACCCTCCGTATGGTCGAGGTATTGACAAGTGGATTGCAAAGGGGTATAATACAGCTAAGGATGAGAACTCTAAGGTTGTCATGCTTATCCCAGCAAGGACGGATACTCGATATTGGCACGATTATGTTATGAAGGCAGCAGAGGTACACTTTGTAAAGGGTCGCCTCAAGTTTGGAGACTCGCAAAACTCTGCTCCATTCCCATCTGCAGTTATCGTATTCGACGGCAGCTATGCAGGACCACAAATTTTCGGTGCAATGAACCGATAAGGAGAACACATGTTAGATGAAACAGTACAGTCAGCTATTCTACAGCTGCAAGCACAACTAACTGGCATTATTGGCCAGATGAAAGATATGGCCCGCCGGCGCACTGAGCCCGCTGATCCGCAGGTTCTAGGCAACCTTGCCCTTCAGGCCGCTCAGATTCAGGGAGCAATCCAGGCGGTCACCCAGCTTCGTCAGGATCTGGTTGAAACCGGCCGCGATGCTCTGCGTCTCTCTGAAGAGCCAGCCAGTACAACCGTGGAAGTACAGGAAGAAGACGATGAGGAGTTACCTAGTGTCATTACACAAGAGGTTCTAGATTCCCGCCGTGTTAAGCCACGCGACGCCGGTACTGAGGAAGAGTCGAGTGAATCGTAAGCAGCGACGTGCCATGGCTAGCCAGCAAAAGAAGGCCATCAAGAATTCTAAGGGCGCCCAAGATGATGTCGGCGCCAAGATGGCCTTGTTCGGGCACCTGCCAGATGCGTGCACAGCATGCAACAAGCCCTTTGATAAGAAGGACCAGTCTATGGTTATGTCATGGCACGTCACTGTTCGTGAGAAAGAAGAGAAAGTAAACTTATACTGCCCTCCTTGTTGGTCGAAAGCCATGGAGGTTGTAAAGCAGCTTCAAGAAGATATGGAAAAGGAAGAGTTCAGTCATGAGCATCAAAAGCACGCTAACGTATGATGATGTATTGTTGGTGCCCAAGTATAGCGACATTAGAAGCCGAAGCGAGATTGATATCTCAAGCAAACTAGATAGCAACATTACGCTAAGGCTACCAGTCATCGCCAGCCCAATGGATACAGTTAGCGGCTTTGAGATGGCTAGCTATCTTTCGAAGGTCGGTGGACTAGCCGTCTTGCATCGCTATATGAAGATCACCCAACAGGTAGAAGCAGTATCAAACCTCAAGAAGGAAACTGGTGCGATTGTCGCCGCGGCCATTGGCACAGGCAAGGAGCATCAAACCCGCGCTCTCTGTCTCGCCTCGGTAGGTGTTGATGTATTGTGCATCGACGTTGCTCATGGCCACCATATTGCTGTTAAAGAGATCATTGATTGGCTAAGGTCAGACCCGGCCTTTGATCATATTCACATCATGGCCGGCAATGTTGCAACACCGGAAGCCGTAGCAGAACTTGCAACCTGGGGAGCCCAGTCTATTCGCATCGGCATCGGCGGCGGTTCCATTTGCTCAACCCGAATCCAGACCGGCCACGGAGTGCCTACCTTACAGTCTGTGATGGACTGCGCAGCGGTGGCAGACGAATACAACGTTAAACTAATTGCTGACGGTGGGATTAGAAACTCGGGAGACATTGTAAAGTCTTACGCAGCCGGCGCAGACTTTGTTATGCTAGGATCTATTCTGGGCGGTACCCACGAGGCCCCCGGCCGAATCATTACAATGGGAGATAGAAAGTACAAAGAATACAGGGGTATGGCTTCCGCTGCAGCACAGATGGACTGGCGCGGCCGCACAGCCTCTTTGGAGGGCGTATCGAGTATGATTCCCTACAAGGGTCCTGTCGCCCCTATCCTAAGTCAGCTTGAGAACGGTATCAGAAGCGGGTTCTCATACTCAGGCGCTAGGAACTTCAACGAGTTTCAGCGAGCCGCAAGTATTATTCAGCAGTCCCCCGCCGGTCAGCTAGAAAGCTCAACTCATATTAAGGTAAGGTATGGCTGAGAATGACGATTACGGTGTCAACGATAAGAAGATAATGTTCTATGACACCGACAAGCGGCATGCCGATTTAAAAATCAGGCTGCACCATGATGGATTAACGCAATCGGGTTTTTTCCGCATGCTCATCACAGGATACCTAGAGCAAGATTCTGAGCTTATGTCCTACATTGACAGGTACAAAGAAGAGAACGAAGTTCAAAGCAAGGCAAAACGAAAAAAGATTAATAAAATGATGACCAAAGGCAGAGAGTTGGAATCCTCTCATGGTCTCAAAGACAGTGAAGTCGAGAGCATTTTCGACTTGATTCAACAGGAGCACCCGGAGTTATGATGTCGAACGAAAGAGTCGGAAGAGTTGTGTTACAGAACAAAAACGGCGTCGTCAGATACGGCGTCGTCACAACTGAAAAAATTAAACAAGATGGCTGGTTGTATTACACGATCTACTGGATTAGTAAGACCAGCGGCGAGTCCCCATGGATGAAGCAGATTGAATGGAGGCATGACAAGCTGCATCTTATTGATGAAGACAGGCATCTCTATGACCTACAAACTGCGATGCAATTTGGTAAGTCTAGAAAATTTACTGAAGAAGGTAATTTATAATGGCTAAGATTAAACATAAGCAGACAGAACCATCTTGTGGAGCATGGAAACATTTAGTAGATGAGAACAAGGTATGCAATCAGAAAAACTGTCGATTATGGATTGACTATCCAGAGGACAGAAACTGTACAAATGTTACAGTTTACGAGCACGGCAATATAACTTTAGCAGAAACAGCAAAAAGACTTGGCATCTCACTATCTAGAGTAAAGCAGATTGAGCAAGCGGCTTTGGCTAAGCTTAAAAAGAGAAAGATTTTTGATTTTTAGATACACGAAAAGCATTTAACAAAAGTATGCACTATTTATAAGTGTTGATTTGGGTATTATATTAATACGCTTGTTTTCATAATTTATTATATACACGGGAGATTCATTTAAAATGAGCAAGAAAACACTTCTTAACGAGACTCAGGTCCGCAGATTCATGAAGCTGGCCAACGTTGGAACACTAACCGATGGTTTTGTCAGCAACCTTTCAGAGGCTGGCTATTTTGATAATCCGCTAGCCGAGGAGGAAGAAGAGCTTCCCGGCGAGGATGATGAGGGCATGGGTGCTCTCGACGCCGCCGCACCTGAAGATGAAGAGGGCCCCATGGACGACGAACCCATGGACATGGATGAGCCTGCAATGGATGATGCTGTTGGCGACGAGATGTCTCCCGAAGTCGTAGCCAAAGTTGAAGATATCCTTGGCCACATGCTTGGTGCCGCAGTTGACGCTGTTAAAGAAAAGGTGCCCGAAGCTGATCTGTCTATTGATGACGGTAGCGATATGGACGACTTGGATGCGATGCCCCCGGCTGAAGAGCCAATGGATGCCATGGGTGACGAAGAGGAGCCCATGGGCGACATGGATGCCATGGGTGATGAAGAGGACGACATGCCGGCCGATCTCGATGACGAAGCCATGGGCGGTCGTTACATGGAGGAGTCAGCCTCCGGTGATGCCGAATTGGTTGAGGCAATCGTAAAGCGAGTTGCCGCCCGCCTCCGCGAACTAACGTAATTAGTTTACACACATACACATGATTCAAGGGCCGCAACAGCGGCCTTTGTTTTTTATGAATTTTAAAAACTCAAGGACTAATTACTACAGGTGCGCTAAAACGCCTCACAGCAATATAATCGGGATTACAAAAAATGTCAAAAGAAAAAGAAATGATAGAACAAGCAGTTGCACTTACAGAAACCGAAGAAGATGATTCGTCTAAGAGTAAGATTTTTATCATGCCCCCTATCGGAGGCCTGCTCGGCGGCTCGGGCCGCCCAGCGCCAAGAATCGTAAGACTGTTCGGTGAAGTTAATGACGAACAGAGCGAGAGAATAATTGATGAACTCATGACACTTGCAGACACGGCTGAGGAGTTGGTCCCCAAAGACCCACAAGACCCAGAATGTAAAGACATGGAGCGGGTGATTCACGAGATTGACTTTTTGATCTCAACTTACGGTGGCAATGCCGATGACATGTTCGCAATTTACGATTTCATGAAAAAGTTTAGGGACTTTGTCCCAATTCACACAGCCGGCGTCGGTAAAGTAATGTCCGCTGGCGTTCTGCTTCTTGCTGCAGGTACTAAAGGAGAGCGAAGAATTGGCAAAAACACTCGTGTCATGATTCACCATGTCGCCGGCGGCATCGCGGGCTCCCTACCTTCTATGGAAGCAGACTTAGACTCCATCAAGGCGATGGAAGATCGCTACATTGATGTAATGATTTCAGAGACTAAATTTACAAAAAGAACTTTGCGTAAATTGTTAGATAGAAGAGTGAACATCTATTTATCTGCAGAAGAAGCGATTGAATACGGAATTGCAGATAAACTTATTTAGGAAAAAAGATATGGCCAAAATTAGAGGATTCCACGCAGAAGTTATAAAGGAAAGATATCGAAAAATTATAGAGAAAAAAGGCTATAAATTTTTTGACAGTGATGTACCATATAACGTAAACATTATCGGGGTTAGAAACATGCATGGCCAAGTAAATAAGTTTGATGATCTAATTCTTGTTATTTACCGAGATTCGTACAAAAGATGGATCGTAGATTCTTATCAAGCAACAACAGACCCCGGTCTCTACTGGCTCAAGAAGCCAATGAACGTGGATGGAACAGCTATTTTATGCCCCGGCCAGTATAGAGGTTCCCACAAGATCGACAAACACCAAGGCAAATACGAAGCCCTCTGCCAACGAGGCGCCGAAGTGACTGTCTGGCGTGATGCAGACAGGGACGCAAGACACGATATGGATGATTCATCTAAGCAAACAGGCTGGTTTGGAATCAATCTTCACAAGGCTGGTAGAGCATCTATTCGTGTTGATAAGTGGTCAGCCGGCTGTCAAGTTTTTAAAAACGACAGTGATTTCAAGGGTTTCATGCAAACAATGAATGAGGCTGCCAAAAGATTGGGCAACTCATTTACTTACACACTCATCGAAAGTACAGACGTAGAGGATTAAAGATGTCAGACTTTGACAAATTAGTAGAAGGTTTCTTAAGGCCGCGACAAAAATTAGATTTTGATAGACTAACCTCCTTGGTAGAGGAAGTCATTAGTGAATGGAAGGTAGAGCCACTAAACGAAGAAGCTCCAGCAGGCGGCCGCTTCAGTGTTCATATTCCGATTCCAAAGTTGGTTCCAACAGAAGCTTGGGGTGACCCCAACTCAATGGCACGCGAAGAGATCGACAAGGTGTTCTCAGCGATTAGACGCCAAGGCTCCATTAAGGATCGTATTGCCCATGTTAACTCATTCCTTGACGCTGAGCAGGCCCTAAAGAAGGCTCCCGGTGGCAAG